ATGAGCAGAGTTATATAGATTAGAGCCTGCATATCCTATCTGAATAGATGGTACAGTAATCTCTGGAACAACAGAACCGTATACAGAGAATTGAAACGCATCCTCATTTAAATTATAGGTACGTCTCTCTGTTTTACTTTCAATCTTCTTAAGAGCTTGAGGTACTTGGAATACCATTATAAACTTATCAAGACGACTCTTGTTAAGAAAAGACTGGTTGTTAGAGTTAGTAGCCATACATATATTTAATACAACGGTGCATAACCGTTCATTTCTAAATCAGACATATCATCTGATTGCTGTGAAGAATCCATACCAAAGAAGCAAGGATTCAAATTGTGATTTGAATCACCTACTACTTCATTGTCAGTATAAATGGATGTAGGATCTTCAAAGAGAGATACACCAAAGTCCATTGGTGAAATAACTTTAGGTCTACCTGTTAAGTCAACTTCATTAATATCAAAGTATTTCTCAGCTATATCATTATCCAATACATATAATGAATAAAGAAGAGCCATTACCAAGTCATCATTCTCCCCATGACGAGCCTTCCAGGTGCCATTAGGATAGCGAACAAAATGTCTTAACTCATGCAAGGTTCTTTTATCTTTTAATGTAAGAGCTCTGCAATCATTAATCCAGTAGCGCATATTAAGAACACCTTTATGCTTTGTATTTGTATGAGCAATCATACCTTGCATACGATTCTTTCTATGAGCAGCTGAGTTACCATAAGATACAATCTTTGGATAACCCAAATCAACAGCAAGTCTATCTACAACCTGAGCTCCACAGTTGTTACGTTCAATTAAAGCAAGAGGGTTACCATAGTTTCTTAATATACTATGCACCTTATTAGAAAATTCTAGAGGAGAAATCATATTGCTTCTATATACAGCTACCTGTCGTATGTCTACTGGATCAGTTATATCTAAAATTTGAACAATAGATGAATCTTTACCAACTCCTTCTGATGTATCAACACCAGCAACATATATACGAGACGGATCTGCTTCTTCCCATACTTTATAAGCCCCATCATCTAAAACTATAGCTGGTTCACAAATCTGCCTTTCCATTATCTCAAATAGCTCATCATCGATAGAAGACTCTCCACTGTTAATAAACTCGCAGTTAAACTCTTGCATCCAAGCTTCATGCGAGCCAATAGCTTGCTTAGTACTAGCAGCCCATTTTTCATCTCTACCAGGTACTTCATTCCACATTATCTTACCATGACCCCATCCATTATCTCCATTAACAGCTCCTGTATAAAGCTTATGAAATAGGTTATGTGTACCATTTGCAGTAGAACATATGAATACTTTAGATTTCTTTGATGATGAAATAATAGGAAAGACTGATTTCCAAAACTCATCTACTAAATGAGACTCAATAAATGCACACTCATCAATAACTAAACAGTTAACTGATTGTCCTCGTGCAGCAGTACCGGTCGTAGTTGTAATACCAATACGAGAACCATTCTCTAACGTCATGGATGTCTTTGCATATTCCTTTACTGGGGGTTTAAGCCAGTTAGGTAACTCCTCATAAGCCATTCGTACTCGTTGAAAGATTTCAATAGCAGTAGCTTCTTTGTTCGCTACAAGAAGAATGCGTTGATCACTCTTAAAACATGCCTGCCATAGAAGGTATATAGTCATAAGAGTAGACTTACCAATCTGTCTCGATGCTAATAAAATATAATATCTATTATCACGCATCGCTCTTAAAGCTGTTTTCTGAGCAGGGTAGAGTTTAATCTTCTCTTTACCCGTATCCAAGTTAACAATATGAAAGAAGTTCTCGGCAAAATATAAGATATTGCGCTTTGCTTTCTTAAGCATTGCAACCTGTTCTTTGGTATACTCACCCTTCCATCTAGCATTAGGCAAATGCTTATTGCCCATGTAATATTGACTGTCTTTATTAGTAGTAGCCATTATACATATTTAATCTTTACGTCGTTTTTTGTAGACTTTTTTTGCCCTTTGCATAAATATTAGTATGGCTAAACAATATGACCTTAAAGATCTTGGTGAGGTCTACGGTAATCTCGGTAAAGAGACTGCAGTACTTGCTGAGGATACCCAATCACTTACAGTCGGCGATGCAAAAGCTGGTATTGGAAGTGCAGATATTTTACCTGGAGGACCGACTAAGGAAGCCGGTTTCGAGGAACCAACAGTTGATGTAACAAAGTGCGGAGATAAGAATCCATACAATGTTAAAGCATATTCATACGGTGCAGGTAATGATCCTGGTGTGGGAGCTGAGGAGCCAGCACCAACCGGTGAAGATGCTCTACACGGTGAAGAAGATGAAGAAGGAAAGCCAGACTATATCGATCTTGATGGTGATGGAGACAAAAAAGAGTCAATGAAGCAAGCTGCTAAAGATAAAAAGAAGAAGGATCACGAAGAAGAAGAGGATGAGGATGAAGAAAGTTCAGAAAAAGACTTGGAAATGGCACAAGAGGGATTAAATACTTTCATGGCTAATAAATCTGTATTCGACCGCCTTTATAATAAGGTCATGGTTAACGAAAATTACGAGATGGAAGAGATGGACGATCTCGCTGCACTCGGAATTGATGACGCTGCTCCTGACGCTGAAGGTGAAGATGGGGATAGCGAAGAAGAAGTCACTATAACTCTTGATAAGGACATGGCACAGCATCTCTGTGATATCCTTAAAGCAGCTTGTGGTGAAGACGACGACGTTGAAGTAGACGAAGTTGAAGATGGTGAAGGACATCATGAAGATGGTGAAGGACATCATGAAGAAGACGAAGAGGGAGAGCCTCACGCAATGAACACTCATTACAATGATGGTAAGTCTAACAAAGTTGGTAACGTAACCGGTCTTGGTGGAAGTGGTGGATCAGCTGATACTGGTTCAACTGCAGAAGTACTTCATCACACAGTAAACGATGGTGACGGAAAGAATAACAAAGTTGGTAATCTTCCTGATGGAAAGAATGCTTTCGGTGATGTTAAAGTAGAGCCAATGAACAAGGTTGGTAAAGCTTAATTTTAAATAACCTTAACTAAGAGGCTCACGACTTTAAATCGTGAGTCTTTTTTTGTATTCCGCTTAAGTGGGCATAAATATATGTACATGAGAACCTTCAAAGAATATTATCAGGGTGACAATATGATGAATGCTGGAGCTGTTTCTGCAACGACAGGAGGTAAGAGTATAATGCGTACGGGTAGAAAGCATGAAAATCTAACACGCAAAGAATATAGTCATAAATGTCCTCATGTGCGTAATTTAATAAATGGAGGCGCATCGCAAATTAAACTTATGGGCATGCCTCTTATGCAGACTCTTCAAGCATATGGTATGGAATTTCAACCAGGAGTAACTAACGGATGTGGTAACTCTGGTGTAGAGGTTAGAATGTATAAAGATGAAGAGGATAATGAGTGCGGTATCTTAAGCAAGAAACATTAATATGGCCTGCAATACTGAGAGACAAAACTGTACACCAGAAGAAATTATGGCTGCAGGGCAACTGCCTTGCGGAAAATTCATGAATGGTGAGAATTTACAAGCAGAACAGCTTGTATATGATTTAGCGTATAGAGATCTCATTAACAATCAAGGAGTTCAGATTGAATACTTTATTAATACATTTACATTATCAGGTGCTAATCTGTTATACGGTGAAGAGCCTACAGCATCATACTTAAATGGTATAGAAATGCAAATGTATGTAGAGCTATCTCAAGACGCTCTTACTCTTAGTCAGTTTGGATTTGACCCAGGTGATGACTTTACAGGCTTCCTTCACATTGAGACCTTTGCTAGCACAGTTAGTGCAGTATTATCTGCAAGAGAGCATTTCTCTCTTAATAATAGTTTCTCTGCTATTGAACCTCGTGCAGGTGATCTTGTTGAATTAGTTTCTCTCGGCTGTGATAGACCAGGAGGTAGAGGTCCAAAGATATATGAAATTACAGAACGCGTTGATGAAGATATATCAGCTATTAATCCTATAATGGGTCATTATGTGTACCGTGTAAGAGCAAAACGTTATGACTACTCTTACAAGCCTAACTCACCGAAAGAGCAACAGAATGAGCAAGTATATGATGATAGCTTTACTGGCGTATTAAGTACGAATATTCCAGGAGATGAGGTATCTCCTACTAAGAGGTACGAGCATAACATTGATCAAGTATCTCAAGATGACGTCTATGATATGGATCAGAATAATACTGACATCTACGGTGGCTACTATTAAAAGAAAAAGCTCGTAAGCAGCTGGGGCCACCTACGAGCTCTAGTCGAGTAAGAGACTTTACTTCTTACCGTTCTTATGCTTTCCAGTTTTTACTCCTGGAGCTGACTTCTCTTGTTTCGCAGCAGACTTAACTGGCTCCGGATTAGATTGGACAGCAACAGGTTCAGCAGCAGCTGCTTGACGTGGTGGTTGTAAGAGCGAGTTAACAATACCATTAACATCAAACATTTGATTAACATCATCATATGGACACTCATGTATGGCGCCTGTGAAGTTATAATCATGCAGGAAAGAATCGATTGTACCTTCTGGAAACTCTACAGGAGGTTTAAAGTTTTGGTGCATATCGTAACCGAATACCTCTGGCTGTGTACCTATCCATACAACAGATGCTTCCTTACCCATAGCTGCTGCTGCATGCTGGAATGAAGAATCTACAAACAAGCATCGATCAGCGAAACGTAGTAGGTTAAATAGATTCTTTTTAGGTACTACCTTTTCATAACGAATTACATCATTAAGCGTAGGATGGAAGTCGTAACACACGTGTAGAATCTGATAATGTTCTTTAAGTTTATCAACAATATGCTGCGCTACCTGAGGGTGAATGTCTCGTACCCAAGAATAATTATCTGCTTGGTGATCTTTACCTGGACCACCAAAGGGCTGGAATAAAAGCAATGGCTTGGTTTTTTGAATAGCTGCTAATTCAGGGTCAATATAACCTGCTTCACGTATATTCATAGATAGCTTAGGCGCTTCACCACTATATTTTGTACCAATCATATCACACCATGTTTTAATTAGGTGTTTATTTTTACTAATATGTGATTTCTGCTTATAAGGTTCCTGTGCAAATACTTCAGTATCCTTACCTACTATATAATCTTGGTAGAAATATGGTACATTGCCTAAGCGATAGACTCTATGAACATCTTTATTATGCAGGTACACTTCTGGCCATGCGCAAACTACAATAACTTTTTTATCTGGGTTATTTTTCTTATATGCTGCAACGACAGCAGTACTTAGGATATGTTTACCAATCCCGCCTTCAATATTAAAAACAGCAAACTCGCTCATATAAAGATTTATTCTCTATATGAAATAAATCAACTACTATCCAACCGATAATGTTCCGTTATTACTCCATATAACCCCTGTAACACGTGGGTTAGCTGTTGGTAAGCCATTAGCATATAATCGAGTAACATGAAGCATATTCGAACTTACCGAGCAAGTACACGTACCCATAGCGACTGAGTTTTGATGTCTAACACAGTTTTCCGTTCCTCCTGCAATAAAGCCATTTTGTCCAACTAATGTAATTACATTATTTTGACCAGCAGCAATAGTTGCGAAATTACCAAGTACATCATTATTGTTTCCTGCTACAACAGCAGACCCTCCACCACAAGCATCATTATAATAACCTCCAAGAACTGACGAACAAGCTCCAGCTGCGTTAACTTGGTAACCTGCTTCAAGAGTTTCTACTTCTATTTCACTAAAAACTTGCTTAGCACAAAAATTATTGCATTGAGTTGTTCGAACATAAGAACCAGAAAGTGATTTCCAATCATTATAAACACCGGACCAAGTAGCGCTATTAGCATTAACAGTTGTAAATACACCAGTTAATGGTATATTACATGTAGTAGAAAGAAATGAAGTACCAACTAAGGCAGTAATGTCACACATTCTAGCAGCTTTAGTAGTAGAGGATTGAACTATTGCAAACTGCTCGGTTCCTCCTAAGGTGCTAGCTGCTGGTAAATTGCTGATCTTAATTCCGGCCATATCAATATTTATGCTCAAAGACTACTTTTATCGTTGATTTTTCTAAGTAACTATCGTATAATTATAATATGAATAAATGTCCACTCACCTTCAATGAGGCTAAGCATACTTATACTCATAATGTAACTGGTGAAAGGTATACTTCTGTAACTACCCTGCTAGGTAAATATAAAAAGCCATTTGATTCTGATGGAGCAGCTACTAGAGTTGCCAAGCGTGAAGGTGTCACAAAAGAGATGGTTCTTGAAATGTGGGAAAAGGAAAAGAACCGAGCATGCGACCGCGGTACTAGTATGCATAAACTACTCGAGGACTATATCACTGTAGGTGAGCAGGTAGATGATTATGGTTGGTTGTATAAGACTTATGATAAGTGTGCAGAGTATAATGTTGATAGATATCAGAAAGTTAAATGCGAGCAGATATTATGGAATGAGGACTTTAAGATTTCAGGACTAGCTGATCTTATCTACGAACATAAAGATGGTACCTTTACTGTAGGTGACTTTAAAACTAATAAGCGTTATCGATTCAGCTCTGACTATAATGAATGGATGCTAGCACCTCTCGATCATCTAACTGTATGTGAGCATTCAACTTATACTATGCAACTATCTATCTATGCTTATTTATATGAGCAATTGACGGGTAAGAAATGCCGTAAGTTAGTTATATACTACCTACAAGGTGATAGATTTGTTGCACATCATGGTAACTATATGAAAGCAGAAGTACTTAATTTATTTAAACATTATCGTGAAAACCGATTGAATAGTTAAGCTAGCTGAATAATTATTATATCACCTATGAAGAGAAGCACCGTCCTATCTAAGTTCGAAAAAAAAATTGATGAAGCTTTAACCGGTCTTTATGAAGCTCGTGATGTATTATCTAATGTTGAAGATCCAGAATTAGATGAGCTAGCAAATGAATACGTTGAAGAGCTTGAAGAGCAAATTGCTGAAGGAGTAGAAAAGCTGAGAGAAGCAGTTGATAATATCTTGGAATAGGTTATAATAATCGCATGAAGAAGCGAGTTCTTATTTGTGGTAATGGGTATGTTGGTGGCTATGTCTTTGCACAGCTATCAAAAAATACATCACTTGAAGTTACATTAGAGTCGAAAGCTACTCTAGACTATACCGACGAATACTATCTTCGTGATTACCTCAAAGAGCAGCGTTTTGATTATCTAATTAATGCTCAAGGATATACTGGTCGACCTAACGTTGATGCGGCAGAGCGAGATAAAGGAGCATGCTGGAAGTATAACGTTCAAGTACCAGTAATGTTTAATACTGTATGCAGAGAGCTACATGTTCAACCAATTCATATTACATCTGGTTGTATATTTACAGGTTATGATAAAGCTTGGAGTGAAGCTGATGAACCTAACTTTGGTGTATTTAACTCTGCTGCTTCTTTCTACTCTACAAGTAAGCATGCTTTTGAGTCAGTAAGTGATAATGGCATTACTATTCGTATTCGTATGCCCTTCTGTGATACTCTTAATGAAAGATCATATCTGACTAAGATTCATAAGTACGATAACCTTATCAGTGCTGTTAATTCTAAGACTTACATTCCGGAACTTGTTGACTTTATCGAGCAAATTATCGAGGATGAGCGTAAGGGTCATGATGTAGTTCACTTTACTAATCCTGAACCTCTCGAGACAGCTGGTGCTGTAGAGCTTATGAAAGAGTATGGTTTAGAGAATGAGAACTGGTCATGGGTGGATCTTAAAGATCTTAATCTAGCAGCTGGTAGGTCTAATTGTATTCTTGATACTACTAAGCTTAAAGAAGAGTATGGCTTTACGATGCTTACAGAGACTGAAGCTTTAAGAAAGGCTCTTAAAGCAATTGCCTCTTGATTAAATAAGTATGCATGAGCTTCAACATACTAGGTGATCACAAACTCGATATTGACGTAAAGTTAATTAAGAGGGTTATTGGTAAAAAAGATCAAACTTTTGATATAGAATTAAGTTCAATTAATTCATTACAGATTGACGACAATCTGATGAGAATGGGACTGTATGGAGTTATAGAGATTAATAACAAAGCTAATATACTAGACACTTTAGGTATAAATAGTAGCGAAGCAGACGATTTATTTATAGCTATAAGTATTAAAGATCTAGAGTTATCAAAAGTAGATAGTATAGAGCCTCACCAGCTTAAGATAGAGTTTCTCGGTCTTGTTGAAAAGACAACTACGGCATCAGCTAACTTCGAAGATAATATTATAATCTTTGAATTTGAAGAAGCTGTTGTTGCAGATATGCAACATACTTCATGGGATAATTTTATATTAAAGTCTGCTAAGTCTGGCAGCCTTACCAGTAATGCGGAAGTTAATGTTGTAGAGCTAGCTAAAAAATTCTATGAAACAACATGGCTAGAAACTAACGAAAAAGCAGATCTAAAAGAAATAGTCGCAGAATCACCATATAAACCTGATGTAAAATTACCAATTTATCTAGTCCAAGAACGTAATAATGATAGTTTACATAAAGTTTTACTTAATTTATTAAAATGTAGTAAAGCCATGGGCGTACAGAAAAAGAATACAGGTTCAGGAGGTTGGTTTGATGCTATAAGTCTCGTATCTTTTTCTCTACCATCTTTCCGTTTTAATAATACTGAAAAAGGAAGGCAGCTGATATTTAAGCCATATTTTACAGATAAGCATAGAGCTTTTATTGAAGAAGTAAGAGAGAAAGGTTTACAAGGTAAAGAAACAGACTTTAGTGAAGTATATACAGAAAAATTTACATTCGGTCCTTTTGCGAAAATAACAGGCTTTACTGATCGTAATACAAATTGGCATAACTCTATCGAAGGCGAGACGATAACAAGACCAGATACAGGAACTCTTATGGAAGAGGTATGGACAAACTTTTATATAGTAGGTGGTAAGAAAGAAAAAGGTACCGCGGTAGACATAGCAAAGCAAGGTGATGAGATTCTCTCTTATGCAGAAGTCGCGAAAAATTTTGCTAAACAAGAATTAGGCCTTACTGATGTACCAGGTGTAAATTTACCGTTAATAGATCCGAGTCATCAGAAGAAGCAATACATATATAAGCAAGGTGATACTAATACACCTCATAGCCTGGTTGCTCGTAGAAATAGAGTTCATAATAGAATTACAAAGAGCTTTGTGACAGTTAATGAGCAGATTGAATTTGAATGTAAAGGTGCTATATATAGAACACCTGGTAAGTTTATTTGGATTGAAAGAACAAAAGAAACTTCACAGTTAGAGAAATTATGGTATGTAAATTCTATTCAACATTCTATAGTTGATGGTAAGTATACAACAAAAATAATAGCTAATAGCTTCTTCGGACAAAAAACTAGCCAGGATTATGATGATTTAGCTAAAGGGGTAATTAAGAAAACTAAAGATGATGCTGAGATTTTAATTGAAGACTCAAAACGGTTAGATGCGTCTGGTGATCGCGGACCAGTTCCGCCTCCAGAAAGGGTACAAGAAAAGACGAAGGAGTTAGAAGAGAAATCAGCACCACCGGAACCGAAATTTTATAAAGATCCTTTAACTTCAGAGCAAATTAAAAAGCTCCAGGAGAGTGATGAGTATAAAAAAATGTCAGCGGAAAATCAACGTAGATGGAATAGGGAAAACATACCTGGTTATGTTGATGATCAAGATAGATCGATTCAACAAATAAGGGAGAAAGACCCTGAAGCGTTCTTTACTGCACAAAAGGCTGGACAAGCCGCATTTCAAAAGTTTCTAAAGGATAATGGTTTCAAGAAATAATAGTTGATTTCCACATCACCATACATTAATATATATGTATGTATAACCCTTTAGCTGACTCGCATAAGAGTCCTGTCTATAAGAAGCTTAAGTCTGTTAAGCCTCATAAGGATGTAGTTGCATTTACAGCAGGTAACTTTGATATTATTCACCCTGGTTATACAGCTACGTTTGAAGAAGCTAAGAGACATTGTGATAAGTTCATTGTCTTCTTGCATGGTGATCCTTCTGCTACTCGTAATACTAAGTATAAGCCTGTAGTACCTTATTATGACCGTTACAAGATGCTTATGTCTATTAAGCATATTGATGAAGTCTATATGTACCAGACAGAGCCCGAACTCCTATTCCTTATGAAGACCTTTGATCTTGATGTACGTATCTTAGGAGAAGATTATCTTGGTAAGTACTTCACTGGCGGTGATCTTGGTCATGAGATTATTTATACTACACGTTCGCATGAGTGGAGTACAACTAAGTTTAAGAATCGCATTACAGCAATGACTATGATTCAGAATGAGAAGCTACGTGATAGAGTGTTAGCTTTACTCAATGATGAAGATGCATCAGAAGATATACTCAATGGAGACTTTACACAATTAGAGAAATGAGAATAGAGAAATTTAATTATGTTGTAACTGGTGGTGCTGGTTTTATTGGCTCACATGTGATTGATGAGCTACTTAAGAGAGATGATATCAATAAGATATTTGTTATCGATAAACTCGGCATGGGCTCTGATATGGATAACATTGCTGATGATGAGCGTGTTAAGTTTGTTTTCGAAGATATTGCTAGTGATAGAGCATACGAAGACCTTCCAGGTATTAATTACATTCTACATCTCGCTGCTGAGTCTCACGTTGATAGATCTATTACAGATCCTCTTGCTTGTGTAACAAGTAACGTGATGGGTACTGCTAAGATCTTAGAACTTGCTCGAATAGATAAAGCTCGTATGGTTCATGTATCTACTGACGAAGTGTATGGTCATCTTCAGTTAGATGAGCCTGCCTTTACTGAAGATACTAAGCTTGCTCCTCGTAGCCCTTACTCTGCTACTAAGGCAGGGTCAGACTTATTAGTACAATCATACATTACAACATTTGGTATCAACGCGTCTATTACTCGATGCTGTAATAACTATGGGCCTAGGCAAGCATGTGAGAAGCTCATCCCTACTGTGATTGGTAAGCTACTTAAAGATGAGCCTATCCCAATCTATGGTAATGGTCAGAACATTCGAGAGTGGATTCATGTCACTGATCATGCTAAAGCAATCATCGAAGTACTCCATACTGGTCATACTGATACTGTATACAACATTCCAGGTAGCTGCCATTTAACTAACCTGGAGATGGTTGATGAGATTATTGGACAAGTAACCTTCTTCAAGCCAGAGATTAATCCATCAATTGAGTTTGTAGAAGATAGGGCAGGGCATGACTTTAAGTACTCCGTCAGTACAAAGCATTCTTTGAAGTCAGTTAGAGGTCAGCGAATCTTTGATTTAACTGATACAGTTGAGTATTACTTGAAAAAACTAGTTGATTAAAAAATAACAGTAGATAAAATATAGGTATGGGTAAGAAGATATTTCCACGTAAACCTTTCAAGTTCGGTAAATTTATTATTGAATATAAAGAAGGTCCAAAGAGCCCTGTCCATTTCTTGAAAGAAGAAATAAACACACAAGCAGAGGCTGAAAATGCAGCTAATAAATTAGCGGAGAAAGGGTATAATAAAATATTAATTAAGCAAGTAGGTTAATGATAGATGGTAGTCATCTAAAAAATATGACTTGTATACATAGTAAGCATTTTACTAGTACTAGTCTACCAGAAGAAGGTACAATTGTTAATATATACTATAAATATAATCATAAATGTAAACAATTAGAAATAAATGACTATTCGATACAGTTAGTTCATGATGGAAAATTAGGTTACAATATTGCCAATAAAGATGATATTATATCAGATGATGTTTATGAATTTTTATTCAAAACTACTTATATGGAACTACTTAAACAAGTTTTAACACAAATAAAATAATAATGGAAGCAAATATTAATAACTTTTTATTTAAATTAGATAAGAATAATAATACTATTGAAATATACTTTGGTTCTGAAGCTGAGAGGTCTCATGGCTTTATCAGAGTCAAACCAGATATAACTGAAAAAGAGTTTCATTTTGAAATCTCTGATTGGTTTATTGGTAATGCAAATAATTAATTGCATTTTAATAGTTAGTATGTAAACTATATATATGAAACTAACCTTAACTATTATTACATTAGTGGCAATCGCGATTGCCGTACCGCTTATCCTTAAAAAAGAACCAGTGTTTACAGGTAGAGAGTATAATGGAGAATCTCTTACTGCTAATTTATTTGCGAATCCTGTTACATTCACTGATACAGATGGTAATTTAGTTGATGGTTATGCAGTAAGATATTATCCAGGTACAGAACAACTATACTCTAAAGCTAGTTTTAAAGATGGAGTTATGCATGGACCGTTTCTCTCTTTCTGGGATAATGGTCAAATGCAGATGACGATGGTATGGGATAAAGGTACTCGTTACAAAAAAATGCGCTCGTGGGACCGGGATGGTAAGCGTTTGAAAGGTTCAGGCGATGAGCAAATCTCACAGATTAGGAGTATGGATAAGCAACTAGGAGCTCAAATGGATGAATTGGAAAATCTTAAAATAGAGTTACTAAATTAGAGTTTATACAATAAGGAACTCTGGGATAATTAAGGTGTAATGAAGATTGTATATTGTACCTGTGGTTGCCTGGTTAGACCTGCTCGTGTAGAAGCTGGCTTTAGTAATTGTATTAGATGCGCTCACGAGAATCCAGTAGAGCCTCCTAAGGGTCGTATGGTTTATACTGGTAAGGTAGGAGCGGAGATTGAGATTATGTCTGCTGAGACTTGGCGAGAGAATAAGGACAGGTTCTGCCCTAAAGGTGCTCGTAGTGCTGTTAAGAACTTTAGTAAGAACGTTTGCGCATAAGGAACACCATTATAATTAGATATGGCAGCACAGAAAAAAGTTCAAGCTCGACGAATGGCTCAAGGCCACTATATGAAAGATGCGTTCTTCTTTATGCAAGACCTGCAGCTAGCTCTACTAGAGTATGATGTAGGTGAGTTTACCCAGACTGATGCTCGATATGCTCAGCGTCTTATAGAAGAGCTCGATGAGATGAGACCTTTGATTCAGAAGCTAGCTAATAACTTAGAAGCTAACTCACCAGCAGATATCATAACTAACTGGAAAGATCTTTAGGAACTTCGTTATAATAATATTATGAACCCAACAAGAGAAGATCTAATTGAACTCGGCTTTCTTCAACCTGGTGATACTCACTGCAAGATTCCTAAACGTATACGTAAGATTTTTCTTACAGAGAGTGATCTAGAGTATGCGCAGCGCCATGGGCTTAATCGTCAAGAGATGAAGGACTTTAAAGAGGAGATGATGATTGAAGACGAAATTATTCGTGATCATCGTATCCTAGCAGCTCGAGAAAGGAACGATAATTTTGACTCACCTCAAGCTCATTATTTTGCATGGTAATTAAATCCTTTAACTTTGAAACTAAAGAGCGTGTAGGTGATTGTGCACCTACTTACTCAAGGAGTTGGGAGCTTGATCTAACTGATGGAGTATACACCTTAACAATAGATGGATATAGCCCTGAGATCTTGGAAGAGAATGATCGTGAGTTATATTATTTTATCTCTAAAGGTAAACATAAACCTATCAAGATTCTTGAGAGTAGAGGCTTTAAGCAATGGGTCTATGCTCAGTGGCAGAGTGGTGATGTATGGGGATATGCTCCTTACCTCTGTAAGTTCAAAAGAGATATCTTAGTATTTGGTAATGCTCAATGGTCAGAAATGGAAGCATTTGGCGACTAAAGATGATAACAATATAAAAATATAATATGAGTACAAAGTGGCACGGTGGTAAAGGTGATAAGTCTAGAATGACAAATTATAACAAGTATGCAGATAATTATACCAATATCTTTGGTACTAGGGCAAAAGCTACTGATGACATATGGGGCGAATCAGGTCATGTAGATATCATTGAAGGGGATACAATTTCATATAGAAAAACGAAGGATGACTTTATTAATGTGGTTGTAGTTGCAGAAGCTCCTGGTAAATATGGAGAAGCAAGTGGCAACGCAGGTCACCCGTTTAATGTAACTCAGGATATATTTGAAGAAAAATATAAACCCTATTTAAAAATTCTTGGATGAAATCTGAATATGGAAATGATAGCTATAGGATTTATTCTTGCAATTATAGTAGTTACAGCACTACCATATATGTTATGGAAGATAATATCTATACTTCCTAATCTATTATGGACCTGTTCTAAAGTAGCAACGTTTATAATTGTATTTGGAGCTATTGTTTTTTGTATCAATAAACTAAACTAAATAAAATGGACAAAAATAAAACAACAAACGTATCGTTAGGTCGTGATTATTTCTTAAACGCGTTACCAGATGATACAGATAGAGTACGCGTTGAAGGTACTGATGTAAGCGTAGATAAAACTACACTCAAAGAGCTTGAAGCTCTCGGACTAATTAACCAACCTAAATAGAATGTATAAACATATTAAAGATATGCTCCAAAGTGGGCAAGTAATTCACATTGAGTTCACTAAAAAGAATGGTGAAACTCGTAAGATGAACTGTACAACTAATCTTGATCTAATTCCAGAAGATGCACACCCGTCAGGTGATCGAATGAGCTACGTAAATGAAGATGTAGTTAGAGCGTATGATATTGATGTGAAAGGATGGCGCGCTTTTAGAGTAGATTCTGTAAACGTTCTTGAGTCAAAGGAACTCTGATATAATTAGGTATGCAAAAGAAAGAAGAAATTCCAGAAGAGGTTATCAACTATTGCATTGATAACAAAGTAAGTATTGTAGAGGGACTCCAGGCAATTGCCGATAGTAAAATTCAAAGCCTGGAGAAAAATATCGCTTCTCTTAAAAAAGATGCTCTAGATGATATTTTCTCCATTAAGAAAGATATCTCCTCAGTGGAGAAGCTAAGTAAAGAGGATATGGATGATGTTGAGTCATTTCTCGATTTTCTAGATAAAAACGTTACAGACTAATGATAAATTTAATTAAGAAGTTATTTAAAAAAGAACCTGAGCCTAAGTTTGCTAAATGTCTTAACAATCAAACATGGCTTGAGCGACAGGTTGATGATGCTCTTTATAAGAGAGATACAATGAATTATCTATCAGGTAATAATTTACCAAATAAAGTAAAAGAAGCTGGCTTTATTTTAAAGCCATCCGATAATTGGTATGATAAATATTATGACAATGAATAAAAAAATGACAGCAATTGTAATTGCTGCACTAACACTCACTGCTAACGCAAGTGACCACCACGATGAGAAGAAAGGACCTAAGGCAAAACCTGCAAAGGTTGATGGTAAGCGCAAGCTTCCTCCGGCTATGGCTAAGTTCGATAAGAACAAAGATGGAAAACTTTGTGAAGCCGAACGTAAAGTTGCCAAAGCTGCTTTTATGAAGCGGTTCGATAAGAACAAAGATGGCAAGCTCGACGAGAAAGAGCGTAAAGCTGCTATGGCTGAGCGCCGTAAAAATGCCAAAAAACCGAAAGGTAAAGGTAAGCTCCCAAAAGGAGCTAAAGGTAAGGTTAAACCTGCGCAAAAGAAAACCAAGTAATGAACAATGACCTGAGTATGTCTGAAAACTACTCTTTTTTTAATAAAGTGAAAGGGTTCATTCAGGTACACATAATAGCAAAAGATAGAGGTTTTAAATATGAGAAGGTGCCCAACACACCTGATTTTAATGATGAGAGAACCGCTCTAAAATATTGGGAGGCTAATAAAGACTCCATTACTGAGGCTAATTTTTATGATGATCATCTCGTTATTATTAGAAAGGAGATTCATAACGTATGTACGACAAAGTTAAATTAGATAAACAAGATAGAGTTATCTATACTAAAACAGTTGAAGAGGGATTTATTTGCGAGAGTTGGTATGAATATACCGATACCGGTGAGCAAGTTCTTGTAAAATTATTTGAAGAATCAACCCCTACAGATTACACAGAGCATATTTAAAATAAATATTTGAGAATCAGCTCTTCTTCTGTAAGGATTTTCTCACCTTCATCTTCTTGTACTGAATCAAAACCCTCTTCGTATTCTTCGTAATAAGAGTAAATGTCATCTGCATCTGCTTCATAACTAAATGAAGATGATCCTTTAGATGTTTGTATTACTTCATATTTATCCTTAATACCAGCAACTATTAATTGTTTAAGTAATTTAGGACCAGTCTCTTTTTCAGACCGAGTCATAAAATCTTTAACTTGATTACTAGTAAATTTGCCCTTAAGAGTTAAGATAGGGTCATCGTAAAGACCCCAAACGTGAATAGCTAAATATTGCCTGGTAATATCTGCGCAATCTCGTATAACATAATATGCAGATTTCTTTTTTACCTCTATGCCAGTATCAGGCTTTTTATGAGCTCTATCAGCAGGACCGTAAAGTTTGGCTATTTGTTCCTTACTATTGTCTAAGATTACTTCTTCGAACATATGTATATTTAGTCTCTCTGCTAAAATTAGTGGATATCCATAAGGAACCTCGATATAATTAGGTTGATGATATTATTAGACCCGTCTCCTAGCATCAAAAAGCATACGAAGATTGACTTTAATCTTCTCAGTCAGCTGCTCACTACATTACTTGAATCAAACCATAAGCGAGATATCAATATTGTGGCGAAAGTTTATAAGAGTAAAATTGCAGGTACTTCGCTATGTACTCACGTAGATGGTTGTAGATTTCTTATTAACTTAGACGTCTCAAATCTTAAGAGACGTTACATATTCGGCTCTATTTTGCATGAGCTTCGACATTGTGTACAGAAGAATCTATTTGGGTATTGGCCTGATACTCACGCTATGAAGACTTGGAGAGATTACTGGTATTCAAAAGAAGAGATAGATGCTCGTAAGATGGAGAAGCTTACGACACAGATGATTAAAGCATACGACTCGATGATTAATATGGGCATACAGTTTAAGAAGTATAATCTAAACAAGATTGGATAAGGAACCTCAGTATAATTAGATTATGAAACAAGAAGATCGACAGTTTTTCGAAAATGTAGTTTTTGGATGTTTAATCATCCTTGTAGGAGTTTTAGTAGTTGTATCAATTTTACCAAAATAAACAAATGCCCGAACCAGCAGAATCAAAAAGTAATAAGCACTTCCGTATCTCGTTAGTTAAATCATTCTTACGAATAGGTGGATGTGTTGCAGCATTAACTCCATTAGGAACTAACGAATCAATCATAGCTCTAGCTGTATCATTCCTCGCAGCTGAGATCTTAGGAATTTTTGAGGAACTCTAATATAATATAAATATGAAGTACGACATTGTATTCAAGACAAAAGAAGCATTCACAGCAGCTAAAACCCTACTCACTCATCATTATGCTTGTCGATTTAATGACCTAGATGATTATAGAATTGAGTTCTATCTAGAAGGAAGGCGCGCGACAGCTAAAAAAATGCTACAAGATGTAAATGCTGTTGAAGAAGTTGACATGGAGTTTGTAACTGCTTAAGGAACCCCAATATAATAATAACATGAACAACACCATTAAGCCTATAGGTAACGGCGACTTTGAAGTACAGAAAGTTCCTCCCTCAGCGGAGATTCTGGAATCAGGAAAGCCTAAATTCAGTAAAGACGATAAGGCAGCAAAGAAGTTGTTCCAGGATATCCAATTAGCCTATGATGCTCTGATCATGTCGAAGGTCGATACTATGAGACCTGGTGCGGTTGTAACACAAGAGCTCTCTGATAAGCAGGAGACTCTCTATACTGAGTATGATGATTTAGTTGATATCACTGTGAAGGCTACCGGTGGTTATGCTCCTGCATGGTTTACTGACCCACAGACATGTGATCTATTTGAGATAGCTGGTATTGATTGTAAGGATATGACCTACAATGAAATGTGTGAGCTAGAAGGTTCGATGGCGTTTGGAGATTAAATTAATATGAAACTAAATATACTACTACCACTAATAATTATCACTATTGTGTTGATCTTAACCGGATGCACGTGAAGTTCATGCTAGACTCCCAGTTGGGATAAGGAACTCTGATATAATTAAAGTATGAAAAGAGACAAGTACTTAGTAATCGTAAGCTTTAAAGGACGTGTTGAGCGTATTGTTGTAGAAGCTACTTCAAGACCAGATGCTGAAAATGTTGTTTATGAGAAGAAGAAGCATTTGTTTGATCATGATGTTATACACGGTACAAATACAATTAACATTATGTCTTCACGTAGAATGTCCTAATCGCTTGATACTTTAAGGAACTTAACTATAATATGATTATGAGCATTGAAAAACTAAAAGACACGTTAATTGTATTATGGATTATATCAGTATCCCTCTACATAGGGTTAGATTTACTTCAAAAATTTAACTAGAATTAACAACGGGGGTGACGTTGGTTTCGACGTAATAAAAATTACGGATGAGGGTTCAAATCCCTCCACCTCCATTAATAAATACTCATATGGCATTTGAACATTTACATTTAGATGATATAGGTAGAATAATTTATAAATTCGCTAGATCAGTTGGATATACCGAAGAATGGTGGTTTTCATATGATAGCTTGAGTAACAAAACAATCGATAAATATATTAAAGAAAGAAAACCATTTTAAGGTGAAAAAAATATTAAAAGCTTTTAAAAGTAAAAAGAATCGTAAAATAGATTACAATCAAGAGCTAGACAATTTTAGACAAATGGTGATCGATTTACACCTTAAAATAACAAGATTAGAAAAAGAAAATCGTCGATTGAAACGAGTTATCAAAAATCTCTCTGAAACATAAGGAACTTCATTATAATAAACATATGAACAAAGACATTTACAGAGTTCAAAAAAGCCCTAGTTATTCACTGTATACTAAAAACGGAGCTAATCATAGAATTCACGGCCCTGCATTAAGCATTGGTGAAAGTCAATATTTTTACATCAAAGGTAAACGGTTAACCCTATCGGGTCATGAAGATTATGTTAGATCTTACCTTATTCATGAAGATAGTTACCAGGTGGAGAAGGAATATTTTGAAAAGGCATTAGAATCTTCTGATGGTATTTTTATTCATAATTTGGAATTAGCTGAAAATGTCGATTGAATCTCCGCATTGGTATTTAGAGATTATACATTTGCATGAAAATTTAATTACAGAGAGTAAACATTTGGAAGGTCCTTTTATAAATCAAGACGATGCTGAATATCGTAAGGAAAAAATTCTTACTAAACACGATAGCATACGTGATCAGATAACAATTAATCTCATAATGTTGTAAATACTATGCAAAAGTATAAAAAGGTAACCAAAGTTAGTTGGGTAAATAAATCAGTGCGGGTTGCAGAGATAGCCAAGCTAGCGGAGTTAATTAAAGAAGGAGAAGAAGAGCATCTAGAGCATTACAATGACTTAGTACTTAGTTATGCTAAAGATACTAACATGCAAGCTTCAGCCTCTGAGACTGATCCAATTGCTTGGGATTTATTTTGTGAGTTAGCTGGTGGTGATCCTGGTAAGATTGCTTATGCTGGAGGTAGGAGAGGTTTAAACTATCTAGAAATGGTTAAGTTTAATCGAGGATACTGGCGATAACTAATTAAAATGGACCCTATCCCTACTATCACTCTAGCTGTTGTAATTATTGAGCTTGTTATATTGGTATTCCTATTCAGATCTAATAAATAGTTCTATGAAGACCTTACTTATATTACTTGCTTACTGTCTTATTAGTTGCGAAGGAGGCTATAGTTCGTATACGTATCAATCAGTACCGACTACTACTGTACATAGAACCTATACACCAGTCTATACACCGGTATATTATTCTGCTCCTAGGAGAGTCTATTGTCCTCCACCAGTTGTCAGATATCAATATAGAACACCTAGATTACATAGTGTTGAAACTAGAAGCTATAAGAAAAAGTGCCCATAAAAACGAAATACGCAGTCGTCGGTGAAAATAACGATGTAATTATTACATTAGATAACAAAACTGATGCAATAGATTACGCGTTTGAGTATTTTAGGTCTGTTGATGATGATCGTAATCTAAATCAAGTAAGTGTTATAGATATTGACGGCAATATAATCTTTACAAGTTTTCGTACACCAATGACATATTATTTTTCTGGTCCGATGACATAAGGAACTCCGTTATAATAAGAGTATGAAAGAGAGAGTTGAGAGTTTAGTTGAGTCAGGAAAGCATGTGTTCTTAGATATCTGCCCTAGACGTGATGGTAAGATGTGGTCAGAAGAAGGTGTCATCAAGAGGCTCGATGCTAATGGTTGGTTTCAGATTGAGTTTATGGGCTCTACTAACGGATGGCATGTTAATCAAATCGTTAACATCAATATAGATTAAAAGTTTTCATCCAAGAGAGGTGCGTCAAGTGAGTATAAACACGGTTAAGCGAGTAGGATAAGACGTTAAATAATGAACTATCGTGGGAGTAAGGGTGCCCTCAGAGAAAGACCCTAATCTTTAAGGAACTATAATATAATATAGAAACAAAATATGGCCCGGTCATCTAACTGGGAAGAACCACCCGGTAGCAATGCTAGCAAGGCTACAACAAGGCGACGGCTGAGTATGGGAGGTAATGCAGGTTCAATACCTGCTCGGGCCTGCTCCTAGCAATTAACGAGGCGTCAAAGACTTCACGCCTACAACCCAGAAGGGAGAGGCTAGGTGGGAGTAAAGAACTACGATATAATAAGGTATGAAAGAGAGTAAGTATGTTGTTGTAGCTTATACTAAGACAAATACTAATGTACTGAAAGCTCTCAACCTCTGCATTCATGAAGTAAAGGATGAAGTACAGAACGTATGGGTAGAGAAGGTAGTACCAGTCAATAGAGAGCGTAAGAATGAGATGGTTAATGGGTGGACGCCTGGGACAGAAGAGTTTAATAGTGCATGGCGAGATACAGACCCAATCGATAGACCGATTAAATGTATCGTGCATACAGTAAAAGGAACTCGAATATAATAATAGTATGAACGATACCGTTGGAAAGAACTATATTGCTGTTAAAGGAAGAGATACTCTTAGAAAGATTGTTGTTGTATCGCCTCGTGTAGTGCTTACTGAATGTGAATATAAAGAGTTAGGATGGCGATATGAGCTCTGGCCATCCGAGCCAT